ATAAGTGTTGCTATTGTAATTTGCAGTTATCTGCACCTTTTTCATTGGTGTCAGTAGGCCGTAGTAAGGCCCAGCAGGGTTAGTTGGATTAAAGTCGCCATTTTGATCTACGATGCGTAAGGTAAGTCGGCCTGTTTGGAATTGATCTACTAAAGCATCACGGCCCGTAGATGTTTGCACTAAGTTTACACGATCAGATACATCAACGATTACAGCTACAGCATCGGCTAATACGTTTGTGCCTAGTATGCCAATATCTAACTGCATAGCCTGTGCAGTGGCAGGGCCAGTGCTAAAGTTAATTATGGCATTGATTGTTGGTACGGCCATTAGTTTGTAAGAGATCCCGCTGGTAGTAATTTGTTGCCTGACTTTAATAACTGCAATACGTTTTTCTGGATTACAGCTTCTAATTGCTGATCGGTGACTATTGTGCCTGCGTTTACAACTACTGTGGCTGTAGGCTGAACAGTTGCAACGGCAGCGGCAACGGCCTGTTGGTTAGTTGCACCTTGTGGCAGTCTAGCAAACTCATCTGGTGCTAATTGATTACGGCCCCTACCAGTCATTTCGCCTAAAGCGTTAAATAAGGCAGGGCCAAAACTTGTGAGCGCACTAGCAGCCATTCCTGCAGCTGTGGCTAGGGCATCAATAGATGCTTTAGCGCCTAGTTCAGCATTTAATTTCTTAGCCAACGCCTCATTATTATCTAGGATTGCTAGCTGTGCCTGAAGTCTTAATTTAGTTTCTTCATCGGTTGCCTGATTAAGCGCCAGCGTTAATCCTATGCGCTCTATATCAAACTTATCTTTAAGTTTATCGACTTCAGATTTAGCCTTAGTCGCTGCAGTTTCTGCCTTCTTTGCATTTGTTAAATCTTTAGATGCTTTAGATTCTAAGCGTAATTGTTGCAAGTAGATACGGCTAGATGATCTGCCTTGTGCATTAGATGGTGCAGTCTGCGCTCTTTGTGCTGCGCCTATTTCGGAAAATCCTGCAAGGTAAGCACCTAGTACCGGGATATTCTTTACATCAAATAATGCGCCACCGACTTTAGTATTGCCAATTTCTTTAAGCTTACTAATCAAAACGCCTACACCCAAGATTGCATCTGCAGTGCTTTGAGCAAAGTTATCCATTAAGTCTGTAGCTGTGCTGATGCTTGTGTCTTTACCTAATAAAGCCAGGGCATCTAATAGACCTTTACCTATTGTCTCCTGAGCATCTGCGGCAGCAACAGTAAGTAAACTCATCTTGCCTGCGTAAGTATCTAATCTAGCCGCTGCTTGGCCTGCAAACTTCTTATTAAGTTCGCCCATAATCTTATCCATGTCGCCAGTTTTTAGTGTGGCCTTGCTTATGCCTGCACCTAATCTGCTAAGACCTGCAGTGTTACCACTAAATCCACGTGTTAAAGCTGCGCTGACTTCGGTTAAAGATTTACCTGTGGCTGCACTTACGTTTAACGCTGTCTGTAATGCTTCTTGGCTCTTAGTGATAGAGCCAGTAACTGTAAGTAATTGTTGAAAGGCTGGGCGTAGTTGGTCATCTAGTACGCCATATAAGGACTGTAGGCTAGATATGTAATTCTCTACGCCAGGTGCGCTAAATGCAAAGCCAGTATTTTTTAGCTGTAATTCTAAAGACTTGGCTGCTTTCTCATCTGCCATAAACGCATTGACGGCATTCTTGCTAAACTGCAATAATTTCTGAGCGCCAAACACTGTGGCAAAGGTTCCAGCCAGTTTTTTTAGGCTCTTATCAAAACTGCTAATTTCCTTCTGGCCTTTTTTAAGTCCTCTATTATCAAAGGTGCTGACTGCGCTGACAATTAAATTAGGCACTATGCAGCCTTTCTAAGTTCTGTATCTTTTTTAAACTTGATTGCTACTGTGTCAATAGCCTCGACTACGGCTGGAATAACTTTGTTTTTAGTTTCATCCCAAGCACGGAAAATTACACGGCCTCTCTGCATGCCTTGGCCCTTCATACTGCTTAGCATCTCAGCGGCTGAGTTAAACTCGGCTGGTGCATTAGGGTTTAATGATTTGTTGCCTCTAGGTTTATTTAAGCGCCCAGCAGTCTCAAAGATTGCGCCTGATCTAGAATTATTGTAAACATAAAATGCAGCTCTATAACCGCTGTTATTGCGTTTGTTTTGACCTGCTGAATAGGCCACGCCACCTATTGCTAGAGCATAATCGTATGGTGGAAATAATTTTTTTGGATCTTTAATGGTCTCTAATGATGCAGTGCCTTTACCCCAGCCGCTCAAAACTTCGCTTTGCTGTGGCAGATAACCACGTGCTCGATCCCGCACAATTAACATGGCTCGCTTAACGTTTTTAGACATCTCTTTATTGAGATCTTTGTCTACATCCTTCATAGCCTTTTGGAGTTGCTTAACGCCGTTTACCACGACTGGCATTTTTGATCTCCTTAGCTCTGTCTGTCAATACCTGAATTATTGCTAGATACATTTCGGTATCCATATCAATAAACTCTCTAGGCGGTATTCCAGTCTCTACTGCTAATTGAGCAATAGTGTAAGCAATAGAATTCCGCTCAGTTATTTTTTTTCTTCGTCTAATACCTCAACAGTATCTAGAGTGTCTATAAACTCTGATCCCCATAAAGGTATCTGTGCGCCAGCCCTGCGTAAGCATTCATAAGCCAGCCAGAATATCTCTGTTTGACGCTCATGCTCACGCAAGACCTTGCTAATTCCTGATCCATACTTTAACTCGAAAGCGTACTCGACACCTGGTGTGATCTTGTGATCGGATACTTCTCCATTAGCCCTTGTTATCTTTAGCTTTGCCATTATTACTCCTTAGTTAGAATGCCACCGATGGGGACACTGTTACTGCGGAGTTTATAGTAAATGTTACAGATGAGGTAGCGATCTCAGCCACGCCGCCCTGACCTAGTGGAGTTAGGTTATTTACCAAAATTGAGAATTGGTAAGATGGGTTTGCTGCTGATACTGCTGTGCCTTTAACTGTAATCATTGAAACAGAGATAGTTGCTCCAAAGCAATCGTTAAGGGTTTGCATAACCTGAGCAGATGCCCAGTCATTGATAAAGTCAAGTGTTAATGTGCCAGATTGTAGGCCAGCCACAAATTTATGAGCTGTGTCGCCCATAGCTGTTACTTCTAGTTCATCCGCTACCTGGTTAATTACTGCATTGGTTACATATGCAGAAATGTCAATAGAAGGTGTTGTCTTGGCTGCTGCTGTTGCCAACTTAACACCAACATTGTTATTTAAATAGATTGCCATTGTTATTCCTCATCTTTCTTTGTTTGTGCAGTTGGTTTTGGTGCTTCTTTGATCTGACCTGTCTTAATTAAGAAGGCTAAGTCTTCTGCTTGTGTGCTCATTTTAACTCCAGCTCGTTAGGATTGATACAGTTATTTCTGATGTTAATAAATCTCCACTAGCTGCATTAGTTATAGCTGGAGCGGAGACACTTGATATGTTGTAAACTAGGGTCGATGCCGCTAGTTTGGTTACTACTGCCACAATAAAATTTTCGATGCCTAGCAAGTTACCTTGATTGTCAAATGCAGGTGTAGTTATTAAAATCTTAAAATTAGCCAAGGGTGCAATAGTGGTCTGACTATTATTGTTTGGAATTATGTAGGGATCCGATGGCGTGACGACTACGCTGTTTGCGAGCAGAGTTGCTGGTGGAAAACTAAAGGTAGACCATACTCCAGCGTTTGCTAAAGCGGTTGCTAGCGTGCCACGTAGGGTGCTTATTGCAGCCATTAGCCGACCAGTGAGTTAGGACTTGAATACGGCTGGATGAGGCCTCTGATTCTATTTATAAGTTGGTACCCCATCCTATAAGGACTTGCAGATACCCCATCCATACCTACCCCACCAGTCTGGCTGACTTGACGTGCTTGCCAGATGTCTACAGCTACGATCATCGCAGCCTCTCTTATGGCAGGGGTCGCAGTGTAAGCCTGTGCTTTATGCTCTGGGCCAAGGGCTCGGCCGTATGGTTTAACAAAATGAAAGTTGTCATCCGCAGCTGTCTTTGCGTATTG